GGATCACTCGCTAACTACACCAATGAGCAGTCAACTGACTTGTTGGTCAAAGCCCTTTTTGGCAACAAGACCGCATCTTTGTTGCAATCTTCTAACCAAGTTCAGGTTGGTGTTAAGTCAGCATCTGCCTTGAACATCCTTGCTTCAACCGTTTTCTTCCAAGCAGATGGTTGCGGTTACAACCCAAGTGGTACAACCGCCTTCACTCAACGTAATATCACCGTTGGTGCAGTAAAAGTTGAAGAGACCTTGTGTCCCAAGACTTTGGAAGCCAAGTGGATGCAAACCCAAATCATGCCCGGCTCACCAACTGCCGTTCCTTTTGAAGAGCAAATCGGTGCTGAAAAAGCAGCCGTAATTGCACAAACTTTGGAAACTGCAATGTGGCAAGGTGACACCACTTCAGGCAACCCTAACTTGAGTCGCTTTGATGGTTTCAACAAAATCATCGCTGCTGCTTCACCTGTATTGGGTAACGCTGCTCCAACAACTTTCACTTCGGTTACTGCTGCCAACATCGATGACATCATCGACCAAGTATATGCCAACATCCCCGCTGCCGTTGCTGCAAAGGATGACTTGGTTTGCTTCTTGGGAATTGATGCCTATAAGTTGATGTTAATCAATTTGAAGAACGCCAACTTGTTCCATTACGCTGCTGATGCTGCGACAACTATGGAGATGGTTTATCCCGGCACTAATATGAAGTTGATTGCCGTTGGTGGTTTGAACGGAACTAACAAATTGGTTGCTGGTTCTTTGTCAAACTTCTTTATGGGAACTGACTTGATTGACGAGCAAGAAGAAGTGAAAATGTGGTACTCACAGGACAACGATGAAGTTCGTGTTCGTTTCACTTTCAAAGCTGGTGTTCAGGTTGCTTTCCCCGGAGAGATTGTATACTTCACCCTTTAATCTTCATAACTGATGCCTTGTTTACTTACTTCAGGATTTACCCTTGACTGCAAAGATGCGGTTGGGGGCATTAAAAGTATCCACTTGATTAACTGGGCAACTTCAGGATTCACAGTTGCAAGTGGAGAAGTTACTGCAACCACCGTTGCAAGTGGTAGTGTGTACACTTACGAACTTCCAAAAGCAACCGGATCACTTGTGACCACCACAAATGTGAGTGTTGAGAATGGCACGTCTTTCAATCAGTCGGATGTTGCCTTCAAACTTCGCAGATTGTCAACCACAAAAAGGAACGAAATGAAATTGTTGGCACAGGGCAGATGTTTCTGCATTGTGAAAAGCAATAACGATGAGTACTTCTTGGTTGGTAAAGAGTACGGATGTGACGTGACCGCTATGGTTGCCAACACCGGGACTGCGATGGGTGATTCCAATGGTTATGAAGTTACCTTGTCTGCTATCGAAGCGGAAGCTCCCTACAAATTGCAGAGTTCAGTTGTTACCGCTTTGGGTATCTAATTGGTTCTTGATTCATAGGAGAAAGAGGGAGGGCAAATGCTCTCCCTTTTTTTGTTACATTAAAAGTCCTTCGCTATTTTGTATAGATGTTGGTAATTAACAAAGGGCAAACGAAGTTTTGGTATCTCACGTTGACGGAGAAGGCATCTGCTCCATCCTATGTATTTGCTTTCACCCATCGCCAAACCGAGACCGTAGTCACAAGAACATTGACTGATGTATCTGCTCACACCGAGCGTTACAATCAATTTCAATTCATTGAAGGCACAACTGCAACCCTACTGGAAGGAGAACACGAGTATAGTGTCTCTACAAGCGGAGGAGTGTTGTGTGAGACCGGTCTTCTCAAAGTTCAAAAGTCATTCACCGAGAATGAATACACTCCAAGTTTAACTGAAAAAATATACACAATATGAGTACTTCAAATGAATTTATGGCTGGCTTTACTGGATGTAAAGTAGTATCAAACACAAGTGCAAATACAGGGGCTTTTCGTGGCTTTGTTGTCAACGCTGATGCCGTAGTGAGTGCTATCCTTGACAAGAGCGGTGCATCGCTTCTTTCTTCTTTGGGATTGAGCGGTGTTACCTTAAAACAAGGCGTTTACATCTGCGTAAGCGAAGACAATTGCATCTCGTCAATCACTCTCACAAGTGGTTCAGTTGTAATGTACAACATATGATTGGTGTAAGAGTAGGCGTTGGTCATCAATTTGCGGGTGGATTTGATTCATCCGCATCCGCTTATTTTGCAGCAACGGGCATCACGGGAACAACTGAGCAACAAGCCGTAAACACGCTTGTAACATCGTTAAAATCAGCGGGTCTATGGTCAAAGATGAAGGCGGTGTATCCGTTTGTTACGGATAATAGGAATTTGTTTGGATACACTGAAAATTTTGGAAACGGTGCGTGGAGTAAAAACCAAGCGTCAGTAACCGACAACACAACAACCGCTCCCGACAGTACAACAAATGCGGACACAATAACAACAACGGGGGCATCGTGTTTAATGTATCAAACATTGCCTTCGCTAACAAATGGACAAAATTATACCGCTACATTTTATACAAAAGTTGGCACAAACAATTTCTCATTCCTTGGAATGCACGGATTGGCTGATGCCTATTTTGACTTGGTTAATTTGACATATAGTTTTAGTGGTACTGGGGCGGTTTCTGCATCAATCACAGACGCAGGAAACGGGTGGAGAAGACTCAAAGCAACTTGGACTTGGGGTGCGGGTACTACATATAGAGTTTATTGGGGTATGGCTTCTTCTTTGTCAAGTCAAAGCGGACTGACAATCGGGGCAACGCAATACCTTTGGGGCGCACAACTCGAACTCGGCTCAAACGCAACCACCTACCAACCCATCGCAACTACCCAACAATCATACATAAGTAACCAATTCAAATACAACTTGGTAAACCCCGTAGATAGTGACGCAGCGTTTAGGGGTGTGTTCAACGGTGGTTGGACATTTAGTAATCAAGGGGCGTTGCCTAATGGAGTTAATGGTTATATGAATACATCACTAACACCAAGTGTTGCACTTGCTCAAAATAGTGCTTCAATGGGTATTTATTCCAGAACCAATGTTGCGGCTCAATATAGTGATTATGGTGTTTACGATGGTGTTGGATTTTTACAAAGGACAAGAAGGTTAACCGATACTGGCGGTGGATATGCAAATGCAACAGACCAATACACAACAAATACTTCAAGTTTAGGATTTTATTGTTTATCTCGTATTTCAAGTTCAAATTTTAGTTTTTACAAAAATGGGGTCGGAACTTCATTCACTTCAACTTCATCTGGTATTCCTGCATTAAATAGTTGGTTAGGTGCGTGTAATTTCTTTGGGACTATGTTAGAGCCAACCGGTAGACAAATAGCCTTTCACTATATTTCAGACGGCTTAACCGACACCGAAGCAACCGCCCTGTACAATGCCGTTCAAACCTTCAACCAAACCCTCCAACGCCAAGTTTAACCTATGCTAACCCTATCAACTATAACAACCGAAGATATCACCACGCTTGTGGGATTGCTTACAATAGAGCAAAAAGACCAACTCATTGGCGTTTATTATGCACCAGATTCGATTTATAATCCTATCACCGACATCAATTCAAATTGGGTAATAAGCACCGAAGAAATGGTAAACACAATCAACCCCGATACCTTGTGGGTGAAAGACCTTGAATTAATCCCGTACGAACCCAAACCATCACCCCCACCATTCTAATGAAACATTTTGAAAACGACACGACCGCAGCGATTGCAACGGCTATTTCGGGCAGTTCAGCCGTCATTCATTTTGCGACTACTTGGCAGCCAGTTTTTTCTTTGGTGTTGGCTATTGTCGGTATTATTTCGGGGTTGTTTGCGATTCGTTACTACTCGAAGAAAATTGATGCGATAGATGGCAAAGGCAAATAATATAGTTACGTTCAAGGTCAAGCCAAAGAACAAACTTCGCAGACACACAAAGCACATAAACAAACACAAATCGTGGAAACCAAAAAGAGGACAAGGTTGAAGGGTTACTTCCAACCAACACCAATGAGATTCCGAGTGCTTGGCGATTCCATCGCTGCCGGATCGTTGTTCATTGCCGGGTTGAATCTTGACCATCCAAAGTTGATGTTGATTTGTGGGGTATGTGGGGCGTTGGGGAAATTCATAACTAACTTCTTCACGGATGAAACAAGTTGATTTCAACGGTTACTACCAAGAAGAATCACCGAAATCTCAAATCTATTTACATCACACCGCTGGTGGTGGTGACGGAGTGGCAGCCTTCAAATTTTGGGAAGCGGATCCTGTTAATGTTGGGACTTGTGTTGCCATCAGTCGTTCAGGTGAAATCGTTCAAGGATTCTCATCCAAACATTGGGCATTCCACTTGGGTTTGAAATCTGCCCACTTCAAGGGAGTCCCATTCACCAAACTTGACAAGACATCTATCGGCATTGAGATTTGCAATTGGGGTTACTTGGTAGAGAAAAACGGCAAGTTCTTGAACTATGTAGGCAAGGAGGTCAAGGACGTTTGCAAACTTGACAAGCCGTATAAGGATTACACCTATTTTGAGAACTACACCAAAGAGCAAATTGCATCCACCAAAGAGTTGTTGTTGCTATGGCGTGAAAAGTATGGCATTGACTTGACCTATCACGAGGATATTTGGCAAGTGACCAAAAGAGCTTTGAGCGGTAAGAATGGGGTGTTCACTCACAACTCGGTGAGAGCAGACAAAATTGACATCTATCCTCACCCCGATTTGATATCTATGTTGCAATCACTTTAAGTTGCTATTTGATTACGATGATATTCCAAAGGATTAATTTTCACGACAACAAACTGCCTGTCTTCAAAGAGAACAAGGCAAAGGGGTTCGTGACATTTGGGGCAGACAATCTCTATCCTGACTTTTTAGTTGACCTATTCAATAAATCACCCAAGCACAACGCAATTGTTTCTGCAAAAGCATCATATGTCGCTGGAATTGGGACTGAAGTATACGGTCAAAACACAACCGACATCGCCAAAGCCGAAGCCAAACTCAAGAACATCAATGCCTATGAGACCTACGAAGAACTCAAAGCAAAGATTGCATACGATGCGGAGTTGTTCAACGGGTTTGCGGTTGAGGTGATTTGGAACAAAGCAAAAACCGCACCAACCGAATACTATCACATCCCATTCAAGGATGTCCGTAAGGGTTTAGAGGGCGAGTTTGTTTACTGCGATGATTGGTCAAATCCCAAGGCGGAAAGAATCACCTACCAACCTTACAACCCAATCACGAGAGAATCAAAGCAATTGTACTATTGTCAGTTCTATCGTCCCGGTCAAGGTGAATATCCGCTTCCCGATTACGTTGGTGCGTTGAAATATATTGAGGTTGACACCGAGATTTCTAATTACTACTTGAATAGCATCAAGAACGGATTCACGGCACAAACTCACATCCAGTTGTTCAAGGGAATTCCAACACCTGAAGAAGCTCGTGCAACTGCAAGACGATTCAAAGAGAACTATCAAGGCACGGACAATGCCGGTGGGTTAATCATTCAGTACAACGATCCTACCGAAAAGGAATCAGTTATTTCAAACCTTCAGCCATCGGATTTTGACAAGCAATTTGACTTGTTAAATAAGACCGTTCAACAAGAGATATTTGTTGCCCATAAGGTCAACTCTCCGATGTTGTTTGGAGTGCGTGTAGAGGGGCAGTTAGGTGGTAGAAGTGAATTAATAGAGGCTTATGAGATGTTTCATCACGCATACATTGAACCACGCCAACAAAAGATTGACGAGGTATTCTCTCACTTGCTTGAACCCATCGCACAGGTAAGATTGGAAACCATCAACAAGCCACCTATCGGATTGGATTACCAAGCATTATTCACCGCTGGTGTAATCACAAACGAAGAGGCAAGAAAAGAACTTGGATTGCCATTAATCAGCGAAGTGAAACAATCATCATTGAACGATGCCATCAACGCCTTGAGTCCTTTGGTTGCAAACAATGTGTTGAGCAATATGACAATCAACGAGAAGCGTCAGTTGGCTGGTCTTCCTCCTATCGCTGGAGGTGATTCGTTGCCATCAGCAGCACCAGTTGCATTGTCAAAACAAAATCCCTTTGGATGGGACGATGAGCGTGACCTGATGGTGTTTAACAAATACGGAGAGAAAGCCGATGAATTTGAGGAGGCAAAGTTTGAGTTTGCAGATGCGATTGAATCAGCCATCTTGAATGTGCTGAAAGAGAACAAAGGTTTACAGGTTGGAGATATCGTAAACATCACCAAACTTGACGCAAAGGTTGTCGCTGATGCGATTGCCAAACTTGCCAAAGCGGAATTGGTGAAATCATATGAGGATGGATTGCAGACAACACCAAAAGGATTGGAAGAAATCAAGAACCTTCAAACCGAATTAGTGGTGAGATATCAGTACGGACTTGCACCGGGCATTGAT